TCATTTATTCTTCCTTTCTACTACTAGCTTATGTGTGTAATCTTCTTCACTGCTAGGATTTACTGTGATTACTAAATTGTTATTAGTAAACTCTTTAGATACTTCTAACCTTATTGAATATCCCTTAAAGGTTAGCCAAGATATCTCTTTGTCTATATTCTCGACATCTTTAATCATTTTTTTCTCCCTTTATTTTTTTAGCTTCAATGATGAAGTAAACATCATCTTGATTTGGTTTATCTATCGTATGACAAAAGAATTCATACTCAGGATATTTTTCTTCTAAGTACAGGGCATAATAATTATAAAAAGTTTCATCATCATCACCCAAGTTAGTAATAAAGGTATCAAAGTCCTCTTCGTCTTTTATTTCAGTCAAACCATCATACTCCCAGTTTTCCTCCTTGACATAATGTTCAGCGAAACTTCTCTCATCTTCGTCTGCATAATTAAAGTCGTAAATACTATCCCATTCACCAAAAACATTTAATTCGGTATGGATAGGATGAACTTCTTTGTAAGTTTTTAGTTCCATTATATTTTCCTTCCTCGCATAGCCCATTTAGGAGTATTTAAATTTTCAAACCAATCTTTAACAGTAGGAATAAAACCTAAATCTTCCATAACATGTTGCTCTGCTATTAATCGAACAGGAATTTCTTTTCCTGTCGAAATTGTAATTGTCTTACCAAACTTTTCTTCACACCAATAACAACCTAAGGAGTGGTGTTTTAATGCTCGGTGATTTTGAAAAGCATAGTGAGATTTAGTATCATCAAACCAATCATGGATAGCTTGATAATCTTCAGGAGTTCCCCCAAACTTTTTAGAGGAACTCAAAGAGTGATGATAAGGATGTGCCATTAATACTCTTCGTTCCCACTTTCACTATCACTAAAGTATCTAGTGTATTCATGAGAAATTACTTTTTTGTCATCCATACAATTAAATTCAAATTTACCTGATTGTCCGTCATTAATTTCCCAACCACCATGATTAGCTTCCAGTAAATCGTAAACACAATCTTCCAAGTAAACTATAACTTTTTCTATTTGACTAGTTGTGTTCTCTATTAGTTGTTTATCTTCATCCGTCATCTTTTCTGAAAAAAGAAATTTTTTATCTGCGTAGGCACCTAAATAAATGAAATGATTGTTGTCAGATAAATTAAAGGTGTAATCATCTATGCAACCACTATCACTGCTACCCGAGTAAGCTACTTCGACAGAAGTAATATTTTTGCCTAAGTTAAAATTTAAATAATTAAGCATTTCAAAAATTCTTTGCTTATTAACTTCTGCTCTAACAGAGGCTTGTTCTTTTCTTTTTTTCCACTCAGCTTCCCAATCATTATTGACAATCTGATTGATGACTTCTTCTTTATTAGTTTGTGTTGTTTCCGACATAATAATACTCCTATATTAATTAGTTAGGAGATTATGGGATATAAATTAAATTGTCAAATAAAAAAAGCCCACCTAGTAAAAAGTGGGCTTTATGTCAAAGTTAGGAATTAAGCAAGTAATATCAAATTATATTAACTTTTCAATGAGTCTTGCTATCTTTTTTAATAACCATTCTAAAATCATATTTGTTTTGCCTCTTCTATTCTAAATTCTTCTATTTTAATAGATGTTGGAGATATCTTATCCTCTCCCTCATCAATTAATCTGTTTCCATTTTGTTCAACCTGTATGATTGCACCAACTTCAGTATTATCTTCCACAGTATAAACTTTGGTATATGCTTCATAAACATAGACCTTGTATTTTTTCTTAACCGACATCTATGAAGTTCTCCAAAAATATCTTTATTCTTTCTTTAATATCTTCATATTCCTCAAACGCAGGGGACATCTCATCTATTTCAACTCTGTCCTGAGAAACTTCTCTGATTAATTCTTGTAGCTTTTCATCTAAAAGTATTTCTAAATGGTCATTAAAAAATTTACTCATCTTTAACCTCTTCTACACTTTCAACAAAATACCACTCTTTTTTAACTTCATTATCTTCACCTGATACTATGCCTATACCATTTTCAGCTTTATGTTCAGCTTCATCACGATCATTAGCTTCAATAATAAGATCATACCAAGTTTTGACATATACTCGTGTTTTGTAGTGTTTCATTTGATCTCCTATTAAAAGTGCTAAACCCTACTCAGTGTAAAGAAATGATTAACCAAGGAAGGAACTGAACAAGGTTTAGCGACTTGCAGTTTAAGTTTGCTTTTTTTAAAGTGGTTGTGAAAAACTTAGAGGCTACCTCTGAAACCAATCCACCCATGAAGTAAAAAGACATCACAAATATTTGAACAATTTTGCTAGTAGTTAAAAGCGAGGAGAAATTAACATAAGATGTATTGTTCAAATTAAAAGATCGACCAGAGCTCAAGGGAGTTCCAACCTGTGCCGACCACATTGGAAATGTGTTTTGATAACTTTTGATTGTGTCTTTTCTCCTTTCTGACTTCATGAATATTTTTGTATTATAACTTTATGGGATTGTCAAACTAATTTTTTAAAAAAATTAATTATTTATTTAGGATAAAAGTATTAAATGTCAATTTTCTATTTCTTTAAATTCTGCGTCTTGAATTAATTGATTTTCTTGTCTGTATTTTTCTAATTTTTCTCTGAGTTCTTTTCTCGACATGTTGTCCAGTGAAGCAGTCACTACTTCTTTTCGATCTACATAAAATCCACCCAGTAATCCTCTTCTATACTCGGCATTAATTGCAGCACTGAACTGGTCTTTCTCAATAGCCATATCCCTTAGTCTTGCTAGTTCTCTTGCATGTTTCATAAATTCTATTTTAGCTGATTGGGCATAGTCTTTGGTTAGGGTATCAATATATTCTACTACCCTAGGAAACATCTTAGGATTTTGTAAATTACAAGCTATCTGAGTTGCACTGTGTTCTGAGTACCCTGCCAGTTTGGCACACTCAGTGGGAGTGGCTCTCCCATTTTCTTTAACAAGGATTTGTGCAAAGGCTCGTTGCCTTCTGGTCAAACCATCTTCTTCTACTACATCACCTAATCGTTTAGACATTCACATTCCTCTATTTCTTGTGCACACAATGGGCAATATTCAAGTAGTTCGTCAATAAAATCAAGCATTTTTATTTATCCTGAAGTAATGAAGTAAGGCTAAAGTATTGGCTAAGTAATGGCTAAAACCATTGAAATATATATATAATATATACATCATTACTCCATTACGTGAAAAAAATGAAATGAAAAAATTTTTTATATAATAATAGTTATAAAAATAACTATATATTGTTTTTCTTTTTGAAGTCATCTATCTCTTTGCTAATTTGATTAGCTTAGTTAAGCTATTTATTGTTTCCTTCATTTTATTAGCTTCTTGATCCATGTTCCGTGTTTCATAATAATTTAATAGTTCTATAGAGCTTGCAAGTCTTTCTTTTAAATCATCCCTTTTCTTGTTTTCTTCCTCTGTATCATACATAATATCAAACTCAGATTGTTCCAAGGCTTTAGGATTGTAAGCCTCTCTATTGGACAATTCTTCGTTAATTGCATCCAATCGAGCATGAGCCAAATACATTCTTCGGGTATTCATATCTAGTTTATTGTTCCATTTTTTGGATATTAAATCTCTCGGAGTCAAATCCTGGGGCATCTCTTTTACATTAGACAAAGCATTTTTCCAGCGTTGTGGGCTAAAAGTAGAAGTAGGATCATTAAAAGCGTTAAAATAATTTCTTCTTTGTTTATTGAGTTCCTCAGTGGATAATTGGGACATTTCTTTTTGCAGATCAATATCGGTAATAGGTTTTCCTGACACAGTATAAGAAACAATATAAGGTTTCTTTTCTTCTACTTTTATTTCAGTAGTCTTAGGGGTTTCTGACTTTTTCTCTATCTCTTTTGCAATGTCATACAGTTCACCTAAAATATCAAAAGGCAATCCAGTTGTGGGATGTCTAGGTGGCTCGGGCTCAGGAGTAGGTCCTAGTTTCGTGTCACCCGATTCCTTGACCTTCTTCTTATCTTCTTTGTCCTTGTTACCGGTAGCCATAATCGTTGTTTGACTACCAATTTCTGCGTTCGCGACACTGGGAACATTTAACAAAAAGCGTAAATAAGGTGGGAGAGGAAGTATTTTATCTTTAAAATCAGCCATATTAATTCTCGTATAAAGGTTTATTGACCTTTCTTCTTGCATTTATTAAATCACTAAGCATTTGACCAAGCTTATTAGCTTCCTCAGGACTGTCTAAAGTGATAAAATCACCCTTCTCAATAGCATAGTCCATGGCTTGATCACCTAGGTCCACGAGTTTACCCTCAATCATCCTAATAGTAGGGTATAAAATTTCTTTCCCCTGGAACTCATTTGACTGAGTAAAAACCGTTTTACCATTCATTTCTGGAGTTTTTGGATTTAAGGCTCTTTGGACCCACTCTAAGTTCATTATGGATTTTAAATCTGCCATAAATACCCCCTAAAAACAGGTTTTAAGAGCC